CTGTTCTTCAGATGAAATTTTTTCTGAATTATCTTTAAGTGTTTTAAGCACTTGTTTTACTCCAGCATCAATTCCACGTTTGATTTCAACTGCATTTGCTCCTTCGTTAAGTTTAAAAATACCACCTTTAACCAATTCACGTGCTAATAAAGTTGAGGTAGTTGTACCGTCACCAGCATGGTCTGCTGTTTTAATAGCTGCTTGTTTTACCATTTGTGCTCCCAAATCTTCAATTGGGTCTTCTAAAGATGCAATTTGTTTTGCAACGCTTACACCATCTTTGGTTGAAACAACCATACCGTTTTCAGTATACACAACGTTTCTACCATTAGGTCCTAGTGTTGCTACAACAGCATCTGCTAAAGTGTCAATACCTTTTACTAGTTTCTTACGTGCTTCTGGTCCGAATTCAATTATCTTACTCATTTTTTTAATTTTTATATTTCCATTTAAATTTATATGCTGTGGTTAATTCTCCTCGAAGGCATCTGTATAAGCTCATATTGTTAATATTTTTGTTTAGGTGATTTAATATTTCTTTTACAGAGTCCCATTCTTTAATAAAATTACCTTCTAGATCATATTGTATTACTTTTTTAAAAACTGTTGTATTATATTTTTTTCCTAAATTAATTTTTTTACCTTTTTTAGCTTGGCTTATTTTTAATTTTCTTTCTTCTGTGCATGGTTTTTTCTTTAAACCTTTATTAGATAACCCTATTTTTATATTAGTAGATTTGTTGCGAAACTTTGTTGTAGGTTGGTTTTTTCCTATTTTAAATTTTATTTCATCTGTTTGAAAATCTCTTCCACCACCACCCTTGTTTCTATTTTTTAATCCAAAACCCCATTGTCTAAATTGTTCTATCCAAAACTTTTCAACAAATTTCCAGTCTTGAGTTTCTTCTAAAACTTCTAGTAAAATGTTGTTTCCATATGTTATTTTGTGGTTAGCCAATCTTTTATCTAAATTAAGGGTTTTTCCAATATAAAAAACTAAATTATTTTTGCTTAAAGTATAAATATAATATGTTTTCATAGCACATTTTATTATAAATATGCTAAAATTTGACTTTCTTTAATCTTCTTGGTTGATTTTTGCAAGTATCTGTCGCTCATTCCCTATATAATACTCGTCTCCTTCAAATTGCAATTTTGAAAATCCCATTGTAGGTAGGACAACTACATCTCCTATTTTAACATTTGTTGGAACAAATCCAATTCCTGCTACTTCTACTCCAGGACCAACTGCAACTACGGTTCCTTGTTCGTTTCTGTCTTTACCCGCGTCTGGGATAAAAATACCACCATACATGGTTTCATCGTTTTCAAGCGGTTTTACAATTACCGCATCAAATAATGCTTCTAATTTTTTCATATTTCTAATTTGTTTAACATTGATTCCATTCCTTCTTTTACTTTACTCCAAGTGGTGATATACCCTTGAATGGTTTCGTATTCACCTTCATTTTGATAAAACTTTTCTTTTGCAACACGATTTAAGGCATTTTTAAAGCTACTGTAGTAGCCTACAACTTTTTCAATTTCTTTACCGGATGCTTTTTTACCACCAAATCCTCTTGTGGCAACAGATCTTTCTATAACTGTAAAGTTTGTAGCATCTTTTACAATGTAGAAAGGTTCCATTGCTGGATCTTTAATTGTACATAAGTTTGATTGTGTGTCATTTTCGTCCCTAGCAGGACGACCTCGTCGTTTGGTTTCTTCCATAACTAAATTTAAATTTATAACTATAATATACTAAAACCTATTTAAAAAGCCAAATTTTAATTAGCTTTATATAATTTACTTTGATATCCTCTTTCTTCTAAATAATCATTTGCTAATCTAAGATATTCATTGTCTTCAGTATCACCTATTTTTTCTACTTCAATAGAAAATTTACCATCAGATATTTCATGTCCTGTTGTATTTAAAAGCTTTAATTTATCTTTAGATGAACGTTTTGAATTCATCATATCTCTATTTAAAATGGATATAGCATCTAAAAGTTCATCAACATCAGATCCTATCATTTCAAATTTATTTTTATTTAAAATAGCTTTATATTGGCCCTCGGTAATGATACCAGCCAACATTTGCATACGTAATTGCTCTTGAGTCATTTTATACTTTATTATACATATGTTAAAAGGCAGACTCTTCTCGTCTCACCATATAGTATTCGCATGTTGTATCTTCTGATTTGAATTCAAGTTTCATTAGGCCCTGGTAGCTCAAATAGATGTTTCCACTTTCTAGATCTTTATTTTCCTTTAAAATGTTTCTAAACATGTCTGAATTGAAAGGTATTTCAACTTTTTCCTGTTTGATTGTACCATACATTTGGTAGGTAATTTTGTTGTTGTGGCCTTGCTCGTCTCCAAATGTAAATAAACACATATCGTCTCCATTCATGTCAATATCAATAGCAAGTGTCATCGAGCCAATACCTGTTAAAGCGTTTTTTGCTTTAACTAAATTGTCAACAAATTCTTTTTCTAAAGGCAAAACTGCATCCCATTCTGGTTCAGTTACAGAACCTACTTTTCCAATCAAAAGTGGATCGGCAAGTGCATAGGTCAAGTTAAAAGCATTGTCTGCAAAATGCATTTTGGTGTAAACGTTTTTACCCTTTTCTAAACTAAACATTAAGTCACCTTGAGTGATGCCTAGTAAGTTTAGCAATTTTTTAGTGTCAAAGATAGCCAATTCACTGTCTTCAACATCAAAATTTGTGTGGGTGATTTTACCTATGACTTCTTTGTTTACAGACATAAAGTCAATAGACAATGTTTTGTCTTGTATTTTCCACTTGACGGATTCGTTTTCGCCCAAGTAGTATTTGTTTATAACACTTTGTAAAACTAATTTATTAACCATATGTTAAAGATAAGAAAAAGCCTGCTGGTAGGCAAGCTTTTCTTTAAAGATATTTTAATTTTATTTTAGTAAGCTGAAGATTCTTTTTTAGCCATTTTTATAAATTCTGCATCTTTTCTTAAATCAGCAACTGTAAGTTTTACTAATTCTTTCATTTCTGCTTTATCAACTTCTTTAGGGTCTAATCCTGCTTCTTTCATTTTTTTAATAACTATTTGTTGAGCTTCATTTTCAACATAGCTTCTTAAATTAGCATTTGATTCCCATTTAAAGTACCCAACTAAAGCTCCAACAATACCTCCAACAATTGCAACAGCTCCAGCTATTACTTCTGGTCCTTCTGCTACTCCTGTAAGGTAATCTTCATTAACTTGGGCTTCATCTACTAAATCCATAGATTTTTTAACTTCATCAGGTTTTACTTTAAAGTCTGCAGATAATTCAGATGCAATTTGATCAAAATTTACTTTTTCACCTTCTGCTTCTTCCATTTTTTCTTTATATTGACCTTCTGTAATAACTCCAGCCAACAATTGCATACGTAATAATTCTTTTGCCATTGTTTATTTAATTTTTTATAGTTATACATATTATGAAAATAGGAAAAAATGATAGGGATATTAGATTTTCTATGAAAAGCTAAAAAATTTTGCTTTAAATGGGTTCAAATTTAAAGACCACCCAATATCATTGTATACTCCTTCTAATTTGTTTCGAATTACACTATCAAACAGTCCATCACGGTCAATATATTTGTTGATCAATTCTGTAATTTCAGGTGGATCATTATAGCCATTGTAACCAATTACCTCAATTTGGTATGGGTTTGGTTTTAAATAAGCTATATACATTTTATCCCCAATTGTAAATTCAGGATATTTTACATTGAGTTTCTTGTAACGTAAAAAGTCATTGTAGATTATAGCTGCTTTAGTGTTGATTGGACATTTTAATTTTAATTTAGAGAACAATTCACCAGCCATAGGTCTACGTTCAATATATTCACCCATTTTTTTCAATCCAGTTGGTTTAAGCAACTTAATCCACTCTACTGTTTGCATTGAATTTTTAAAGTCCATTACATCCTTATCTATTTCTTCTTTTGATTTACTGAATAGGATGTTTTTAATTAGCTCTTCTCCAAAGTTTCTAAAGTAGGGAGGGAAATTAGATTTCATAATGTCCAATCCCTTCATCTCTAGTTCCTCAATTGGTACACCTTCTTTGTTTACAATGTACATTGCATAACGGCGCTTACCGGACCAATATGCTTTTTCAGCGATTACCTCTTGCTTTAACACGAAGTGGTGTTTGCCGTGCATATTGAACAGGTCTTGCGTGATATTGTTTAGATTATTGTTGGCTACTGTTTGAAGTTCCTCTGTCAAAACTAGCAATCGTTTAATTTTTTCTTCACGATCATTGTAGTCTAAATCAGGGTTACGTTTTTTAAGCAAATCTGTTAACTCCATGTAAAGTGAATCGGTATCTGAAGCGATCACAAATGGTTTTAAATCAATTTCAAGTTGATCAGATATGTATTGGTTTACAAAAGATATACTTTCACGCGTTAAGCGTTGACCGCTGTTTGTAATACCTGCAGAACATATTTTGAATCCATCAGTAAAGCGCCATGAATTAATTGCATACGTACCATATAAAGCATTTTGTAAGATTTTAAATGCTAATTGATATAGGTCATATAGTTTATAATTTGCCCAATCTTCCGCTTTACCTGCTGTTTTCTTAAGTGCTCGATAATGCTCTCGCTGATCGAACCAATCCTCTAGTACTTCACAAGCAATACTTTTCTTATCTGTTGTAAAAAACGCTCCACTAGCTGAAATAGTCCATTGATTGTCTTCAATCAAACGAATTAAAGCACCAACAGATATAGTAGCATCTTTAAGTTGATAGGAGTATCGGTTTAGTTTCTGTACCTGTATTTTTTCTTCAGGATCACGTTTTTTAAGTTGCTCAAGTGAATTGTACTGTTCGTAATTGTCTTTTGTAACAATTCTACCTACTAGCGTTTCAACACCTAAATTAAGGGATTTTATAATCGAAGGATATAGTGAGGTAAAGTCTAAGTCAGATACATCTGAATACAGTCCTGGAATAGGGTCAAGTAAATATCCACCTGCGTAGCTGTCTTTTTTCTTAACTGTTTTAGGGTTGCGGGAAATATATTTTCCAGCCATTGTTTTGATTATAATCTGTTTGTCTTCAAAACTATACACCGTACCTTCAATTGTAGGAGTACCTCTTTGATGTACTACGTGATCGCCTAACTCTAAATCTCTAATCGATGGATTTGTAGTTGTTGGTTTGTTTGGTGCGATAATACCTTTACGTTTTAGGTATGTTAAAATAGCACCTTCATTCAACGCTGTATTATAGTAGATCGATTCATATGGTGTATGACATAGGTGAGAAATCAAAACTGTCAATTCAATAAACTTTAACTTTTCCTCTAATGCTTCTATAATTTCAACGTCTCGAATGTTATAGTCTATAAATTTGTTTGGGTCCTCTTTAAACAATGTGTCAAGATTACCATTGTATTCTATCTTACCTAGTTTAGCATACTTTATTCCAATGTCACCTAACTTGTAAGATGGTTCTTCTTTCATAATGTACTTGCGAAGCAAGTGTATAAAGTCAAGACAGTTAACTAAACCAATTTTAATTGGGGAGTTTGGTTGGGATGGTACCTCTTCAATTTTACCTACAGGAGATAAACGGTTTACTTCATCTCCTAAACGTTTTTTAATTCTGTAGTATAAGTACGGAATATCAAAGAAATCACTGTTGTAACCTACTACAATTGTAGGATCCATTTGTTCCCATTTCAATAAAAACTTACGTAATAAGGTATTTTCATCAGGGCAAGGTACAATTACTTTACCACCTGAATTTAACTTTTCTATTTTATTGTCTTTGTCTAAAATAAAACATATTTTTTCCTTAGTGGAAGTGTCAATCAAGGCAATTGCTGTAACTTCAGCATTTGCTTCTTTAATTGTTTGTGGAGTAAGGGCACCTAAAATTTCAATCTCAATATCTAGATAAACTGTATTGTGGTAGGAGGGCATTTCGTCTGTTTCGAAATACAAATCTCTTAACAGTACAAGTTCACGATCAATATCTTTTTCTAAAATAGTAGGATCTTTTTTATCATACTTGCCTTGAAGGGGGGAACATCTATCACCAAATAGTGTTTCAAATTCCCCATCTTCATCGAGCTTATATAGAGTGGGCCAATACTGGAATTTGTGTATTCCTTTTTTATCGTCCCTGAGATAGTAGTGCCACTGGTCTTCTCCGGGTAATCTATTGTAGAAAACCGCTTGATACATAACTTTTATTTGAATTTTACTTAAAGAACTGTGTTAGGTCGGGTCTAAAGTAGTTGATGTTTTTGAGGACTTTTTTATCGCGTGTTCTATAGACGATATAAGAGTCTCCAATCTTCGAGTAGTGACATGGTTCCTTTTGCTCTTCGGAACGTACTCTAACGGTTTCTTGTGCCTCTTTTTCACTAGAACAAGCTTTACTAAGATTTGACGCTTGTACTTCTTGATATGCGGGCCATAGTTTATCCTTAAGACCATGTAACATAGTTCCGTTGCCAATGGAAACATAGGCAATGTCACATAAAGCATCAAGCACTTCAACAATATTGTTTGTCTCACACGCATGTTTATATTCCTCGAGTTCTTCCAAAATAAAATTATAGACAAACATCCACTCCTTCTCGTCGGGAATGACCGGGTTATAATTATTGGGTTTTCCCATTACTTCATTGAACTCTTCAACTTCTGATACGAAAGGTACATAGTATTGTTTTAAATGTTCAATTTCATCTGTTAATTCTCTATATTTAAGTATCACATCATCTCCAAGTTCAATTTTTGACATCATAGATAAATCTACCATTTGCCCATAAAGTAATTCAATTAATTCAGATTGTTTTTGTTCTAGTGGGCTCATATTAAAATGGTGTTGAAGGGTCAATTAACTTTAATGTTTGTAGAGTTTTAAGTTTATCTTCAGCTTCAGCTAATTGAGCTACAAACTTGTCCATTTCCTCAAGATGTTGTGGATGTTCTCCAATACCAACTGAGCTTGTAAAATAAATTGCTAATGTTGCTTTTGCTTCTGCAATTTGGGCTAAATATTTTGACTCTAAAGCCTCATAGAGTAACTGTGTTTTGTCCATAACTTTTAAATTTGGTGTCCGCCATTATTGATTTTAATACTATCGAAAAATTCCTTACGTGCTTGGTTATCATTTTCCATGAATACACCTGATGCTTTTGTTGTTACCATTGAAGCACCTTGATGTTTTACTCCTCTACAAGATACGCAATTGTGAGTTGCTACTACTGTAACAATAATTCCTCTGTTTCCTTCACATACTTTGTTTACTGCATTGTGGATTGCTGAGGTTAACTGTTCTTGAATTGCTCCTCTACGGCCAAATAATTCTACAATGCGGTTTAGTTTAGATAAACCAATTACTCGTCCACCTTCTCCAACTACATAACCAATATGAACTACTCCTCCAATTGTTTGGTGGTGATGTGAACACATTGAAATAACTGGAATATTTCGCTCAATTACAATACCATCGTATCCGTCTGATGGGAATGAAGTAATATCTGACATTGCAGTATATCTACCTGCCCATAAATCAAATACATAAGCTTTAGCTACTCGACGAGGGGTTTCTGATGAGTTTGGATCGTTTCGCCAATCACATCCTAAAGCATCTAGGAATTGGCCATAAGCAGCTTCTGCTTTATCAACCATGTCCCATTTTTGTTCTTCTGTAAGTGGAAAATTAGGTGCAACTCCATTTGCATAACCTACTTGTACACATTCTAGTTCTGTGTGTTTTTTTCTACGTGTGTTTTCTGACATATAACTTTAATTTATTGTAAATATAAATAAGGATTTTGGGATATCCAAATATTTTTAAACACCCCTTTTTGTATCAAATGCAATAATATGATCTCGTCCTGTCATATTGTATCCTTTTTCAGCACACATGTCAAAAACTAGTGGATACATTTTAATTAATTCTTCTCTTGTATCACCAGCTGGCATAATAAAGGTTTTAGATTTTGGGATATTAAGTAATACTCTAAATTCTTCAATTTCTTCTAAATTATAAGCTGTACCATCCCAAACTGGTTTGTAGTGATAATCAGTATGATAGTTGATCATTTGTTTGATTGTATCTAATTTTAAACGAAATTTATTGTGTTGATCAATCATTTTTTGGTCTACAATCGCTCCTTGAGGCGTAGCAACTCCAAGTACGGGTACAGAATTACCAAATTTAGGACTGAGCGATATAAGAGATATAGGGTAGTCAGTAGCGAGGAAATGAGAACCTTCGGTTTCAATAGTAATAAAAATATCTCTTTCATATGCAAAATGTGTTAATTCATTTACTAATTTAGGATGCATTGTAGGTGAACCACCTGTTAACATCATTTCTTTAATATGAGGGTTTTCGTCATATATTTTAATGATGTCGTTAAATGTAAATGTTCCTTTTTCTGGGTGAATACTTGTGTACCATGAGTCACACCAACCACCTTCACCAAAGAAACATCTGTGAGTACAGCCTGTTGTTCTAACTGCGATTGTAGGGCGCCCAAAACGAGATCCCTCGCTTTGAACACATCTATATAGTTCTACTATTGGTAAAACCTTGTTATAATCTTCTATTCTTCCTAATTTTGATTCCATAAATCTTTTACTTGTGATTCAGATAAAACTCCTGCTTGTTTTTGAGTAACTTGCCCGTCTTTTAAAAATATAAGCGTAGGCACACTTCGTACACTATAAGCTGCAGTCATATCAGGATTTGAATCTACATCAATAAATGCAACAGGGATTGTTTGTCCTACACGTTCCATAATCGGTTTAAAATTTTTACATGGTTGGCACCATGCTGCGCTAAAATAAAGTATTTCTTTCATTTTGTTATTGTATATGTAAATTTAATATCACCAAAAGTGGTGGTTGTTGTATAATAATTATTCCCCATAGCTTGCTGAGTTTCGTTCGTTTTCATATACTTCTACTTTTGCTACTTGTACTCGACCATTAGTTTCTTCTACTAAAAATGTATTTAATTTTGAATATAAATACTTTGCAAATTGTTCGGCTCCAGTAGCAGGTATAA